CCATATGGGGCAGCCCGGGGGCGTAATAACCCAACTAAACCAAGTGGTTACAAAAAAGAAGGGCCCGCGAAAGCGGGCCTTTTAATTTGATACATACTGTGACTTTGACACTGGTAAATTTAGCACTTGCGCAGGCCCCTAGTCTGTATTAGCTTGATGGTGTTCAACGTCATCAGCTAGGCTAGGAGCCTGCCCAATCATGATATGCACTGGATGCAACGAAGACAAGCCGATCAAGGCTAGGGGCCTTTGCCCCGCCTGCTATACGCAGTGGCAGAAGACCGGGAGCACCGTCCGAGTACGGACACGCGGGCTCAAAGGTAAGCCCTGCATCATTGAGGGTTGCGAGAAGATCGCCCACGGCCGGGGCTTGTGCGCGATGCATCTCAAGCGCGAGCAGAAAACCGGTACAACCGCTGACCCGAGACTGCTCCAACCGGCACCAGTCACCCATCATCCGCTGTACCCGCAGTGGATCGATTTCCAGCGAGCCAATAACCCCCGGCCAGTCGTGCCGGAGTGGAAAGCTAGTTTCGAGACGTTCCTCGAAGGTGTTGGAACGCGCCCCTCGAAAAGGCACCGGCTGTACCGCCGAGACAAGAGCGAGCCCATGGGCCCTGGGAACTTCGAATGGCGGTTGGCGCTGGTCGAGAAACGGCCGGGTGAAGACACGCTGGAGTACAACAAGCGTTACCGCCGCGCGCACAGGGAAGTCTATGGCACAGACTACCACAACAGCACGCTTCAGTTGAAATACGGCCTGACAACCTACGACCTCGCGGCCATGGCGGAGAAGCAGGACCATTGCTGCGCTATCTGCGGCGAGAAAGAAAAAGAACAGCGGAACGGGCTGGTAAAACATCTGGCCGTGGACCACGACCACAAGACGGGGAAAGTGCGCGAATTGCTGTGCACAGCCTGCAACAAAGGGCTTGGGCATTTCAACGACGATATAGACCGGATGCTTCAAGCCATTGCCTACCTGCGTAAGCACGCCTAACCCTCCAAAGGCCCGGCGCCCCAAAAGCCGGGCCTTTTCTTTTCCCCTACCCCGGTGTACTCTCGCGGCCTATCGGTGCCCTGTGAGGTATTCAATCCTCGGCTACTCGACGGCGGCGCGGCTGCGCTTTGACAGCTACTCGTCAGGGGCCGAGCTGCAGCTGGCGCTGCGGCAGAACGATTACCGGTAGGAGACCGTCATCACCACCTCGGGGACCACAGACTTCCAGCTCAACATGATCGAGGCCATCGAAGAGGCTTTCGAGCGCTGCGAGTTGGAAAGCCGTTCAGGCTACGATATGCGCACGGCCCGCCGCAGCATCAACTTGATGATGCTCGAATGGGCTAACCGCGGCTTGAACATGTGGACTTATGAAGAGCGCACGCAGCTCCTGACTTATGGCATCAGTGAATATAGCCTCGGCGCGGATCTGGTCGATGTGCTTGAGCAGGTGGTCCAATTGCCGCCCGGCAGCACCGGCCAGCAGACGAGCCGCTACAACATGACGCGCGTCTCGATCAGCACCCAGGCCACGCGCACCAACCCAACGGTCACCGGTCGCCCGGTCGAGGTCTATTACAACCGGGGCACCGCCGGCGTAACGGCGCACGTCTGGCCGCTGCCCGGTACCAGCGGTCCCTATACGCTGGTCTATTGGGTACTGCGCCGGATCGAGGACGCCGGGGCGTTCACCAATACCGGCGATTTCCCATTCCGCTTCCTGCCCGTGTTCGTGGCCGGGCTTGCCTACTATCTCGCGCAGAAGAAGCGACGCGATCTCGTGCAGGTGCTCAAGGATGAGTACGACGAGGCGTGGGCCAATGCCGCCGGGGAGGACCGGGAAAAAGCGACGCTGCGCCTGGTGCCGCGCAGCTCTTCGTACAGGATCATGTGATGCCATCGGGCGGCGGTACGACCCAATCAAGCACCAGACCGCCGTGGGCCCTCGGGCTTTGCGATCGTTGCGGCTTCGCTTTTAAGCTCAACCAGCTACATAAAGAAATTTATGACGAACGCGAAAATGGCCTCCTTTGCTGCAGCGTTTGCAAAGATATCGATAACCCCCAACTTCAACTTGGCCGCCTCAAGGTGGACGACCCACAAAGTTTGTTCGACCCCAGACCAGACACCGGCGTGCCAGGCTCTACGGGTCTGTTCGGCTGGCTACCGATCGGCAATCCCTTGACGAACATCCAATGCCAAGTTGGCAACATCACCGTTCTCGTAGTATGACATAGCAACAGTCAGGAGACCGCTCCATGAAACCGATCAAGAAAATCGTCGTCCCCAACAAGATGACCGCCAGCGCCGCCGGTGGCCTTGGCCGCCTCGAGAAGAGCGCCATGGCCCCCAAGGCGGGGAGCAAGAAGCTCAAATGACCATGCAGACACGCGGCTTCGGCGCCGCCCGCAAGCCTGCCCCGGACAAGCCAATCGACCCCTACTGCATCAGCCCGCAGTTGGCGCCGCCCGCTCTGTCCGCCAAGGACAAGGCCGTGTTCGCGCACTCTGAGGATTACCATGCCGGGCGGGCACCGAAGGATAGCGGGCGGAAGTGAGCACGATCGCGCCGATCACAGCAATTGTTTATCAGGCGACCAATCGCCTGAACGGACATCGCTATATCGGCTTCACGACGCAAGGGCTTGAGAAGCGACGGGGGCAGCACCTCAAGGACGCGAAGAGCAAGAACAAAGTGTTCCGGTTCCACCGTGCTTTGAACAAGTACGGCCCCGAAAATTTCGTGTTCGAAGTTATGGTGGATTTTCAGGGCGACGAAGATCTCGCCAAGGTTTACGAGATTGAAGCCATCGCCGCCTATAAGCCTGAGTATAATCTGTCATACGGCGGTGAGGGTGGTCGGCTCCCAGAAGAGACGCGCGCAAAGATCAGCGCCGCGCATATGGGCCGAGAAGGTACTTGGCTCGGAAAGAAATTTAGCGAAGAACATCGTCAACGTATAGGAGATGTTCGACGGGGCAAACCTAATATAGCCGCGCGCGGGCGTAAGCTGGATCCGGACAAGGTGGAGCGTCGTCGGCAAAATCAGCTGGGGCACGCCCCTACATGGACCGGCCCGCACACCGAAGAAACCAAGCAGAAGTTACGCGAAGCTAACAAAGGACAAGTACCGTGGATTCTTGGTAAGCACCATAAGGAAGAGTCTAAGCTACTGATGAGTGTGGCCAAGAAATTGGCGCACCAAAGCCGGACGCCAGAATATACCGCTAAGTTGCAAGCTGCCGCAGCATCTATGTCAGCCGCGAACAAGAAGCCTATCAGGTGTGTGACGGATGGATCGGAGCACATGAGCGCAACTGACGCGGCTAAGTTCTACGGCATGGCTCCGAACACGATAACCGCGGTGTTGCGCGGGCACCGACCCGCTGCGCGCGGACTCGTGTTCGAGTACCGTGAGGTGCCAAAATGACCACACTCGCCGAACTCACTAGCACGGTGATTTTGTACACTACGTACGATGACGCGGACTTTGTCGCGAGCATCCCGACTTTCATTCGGCTTACCGAAGAGCAGATTTTTTACGTTTGCCAGGCGCCCTTCTTCAGAGCCGCGGCTACCGGGACGATGACTGCAGGCAATCCATATCTTACGCTACCCGCCGGCTTTATGGCCGCTAGCAGCCTGTCCATCGAGACAGCGGGTGGTTGGAAATTTCTATTGAACAAGGACGTTGAGTATATCAGGGAAGTGTACCCAGATACAGCGGAGGTTGGGGAGCCATTTGCGTACGCGCAATTTGACGCCGACCCGGACAACACAACGATCATCGTCGGCCCCACGCCAGACGCGAACCTGACTACGCAGCTAAATTATTTTTTTAAGCCTGAATCCCTCGTCGATGTACCGACCGGGACGTGGCTTTCGAACAACGCCTACAAAGTGCTACTCTACGGTGTCCTGTCCGAGAGTTCGAACTACCTCAAGCGCGTTGCAGGCATCGACAATATGGGCGACACCTACAACCAGGAGTTCCTGATCGGCCTCCAGGGCCTCAAGAACCTCGGCGAATCCCGCGACCGCAAGGACACCTACCGCAGCGGCGAAAAGAGAAAGCCGGAGGCAGCATGAGCCTAGGTATAGAACTTTCCAGCGTATCTGCGTCCTCGGTTCTGACCGCCAAGGTGATGACCACCGATGGTCGAGGGCTGAACCCGCACGAGCTTGGACATCTGCTGCTCGACAAGGTATTCTATGTCAGCGCCGACGCGCCTCCTTCGGTGCGCGAACAGGCGGTGGCGTACCGGAATAAGCTCTACGCTGTCTTCGTCCATTACCTGGCGCAGGCGCAGAAGAGCCAGAACACCACGATCTACCACGCGCTCATGGAAGCAGGCCTGCCTGAAGCAGCCGAACTGGTAAGGAAACTCTGACGTGCACCACCAACCGTTGCCGCCGTTCGATCGATTGCAGGACCTGTTCCGTCCAAACTTCATGACGGGGGAGTTGTTTTGCAAAGTTCAACGCGGCAACCGTAAGGTTGGTGAAGCAGTAGGGTTTCCCACCCACGATGGCCGTTACATGATGGTAGGCATTGATGGGAAACGATATCTCTTTCACCGGGTGATGTACGCGCTGTACCATAAGGTTGACCCGGGCGAACTGGAAGTTGACCATAAGGACCAAGACACGTTCGATAACAGAGCATCGAATTTACGTTTAGCTACACGGTCGCAGAACGGGCAGAACACCCGAGGCTACCGCAAGGGGCTTAAGGGCGCATATCTGAGCTTCAAAGGGCAGGCAAAGGAGTGGATGGCCACCATCAACAAGGATGGAGTGCGCTACTACCTGGGGTCGTTCTATACTGAGCAGGAAGCACATGACGCTTACGCAAAAGCGTCAGCGCACCACCACGGCGAGTTTGGCCGAACCGAGACAAAGCACTGACAGGAGACGGCCGTGGCAATCACTCAAGCCCTAACTACATCATTTAAGGTTGAACTCATGCAGGCGCTGCATGACTTCACGAACGGCACGGGCAACAGCTTCAAGCTGGCCTTGTTCCGCGCCCAGGCGTCCATCGTTGGCACGTTCGGCGCAGGCACCACCAACTATTCCGACATGGGCGCTGACGAGGCTTCCGGTACCAACTACACGGCTGGCGGGTCGGCTTTGACCAACGTCACCCCGACCAGTTCTGGCACCACGGCGTTCACTGACTTCGCGGATCTGGTGTTCTCCAACGTCACCATCACCACCTCGGGCGCCCTGATCTACAACGACACCAACGCTGACCGCGCCGTGGCGGTGTTCAATTTCGGCGGCGACAAGACGGCGACTGCCGGCGACCTGACCATCATCTTCCCGACCGCCGACGCCAGCAACGCCATCATCCGGCTCGTTTGATAGCAGGAGGCGACCATGGCCGGGTGGGGGATAGGGCCATGGGGTGAAGGCGCATGGGGCATCGGCGATCCGAATGCCGATGTAGACCTGACGGGCGTCTTTGCGACTGGTACGCTTGGAACCCTGACGGCCGGAGTTAACGGTTCCGCGTCACTGACGAGCGTCAGCGCGACAGGTGCGCTGGGCGATTTCAGCGTCACGGGCGCCGCGAACATAGACCTGACAGGTGTTATCGCGACGCTGGCCCAGGGCGACTTGACGGTGACGATCAATGTCAACGTCATGCTTACCGGCCTCTTTGCCACGGCAACACTTGGAAGCTTGACCGTCGAGGCCGACACGAACATCTTCCCGACAGGGGTCTCTACACAAGGGCGCGTCGGTAGTATACTCATCTGGAACCCGATCCCGCCCGGACCCTCCGGCGGCTGGGTTCCGGTAGGCGCCGGGCCTTCCGGCGGGTGGACCCCGGTGGTGACATGAACGTTAGAGGCGACTG